CGGCCTTCGCCAGTGGACTTTAGACCATTTATTTAGCGAAACGTTGTTTCTTAACTGGGATGAAATCGTCATCCGAGTCTAGAGGTGCTATGGATTTCTTACGAATAGGTTTAGGTGGTTCAGCATCTGGGACGGATTCATCAGGACCGGGAGTATATTCCGATGAAGTGACGGGGCCGTCTAATTGTACCCAATAATCGATTTGGCTATTGAGTGTGAGCTGACCAGGGGATGGTGTGGATCCATCATAGTTGAAGTAAGTAACACCCCAATACCATTGGAAAGCGGCAGCCGGCGGAGCGCCAGTCTGGCCAACGGTTGCATTTGGCATGAGACCTGAGAAGTCTTCAACATCACCGGAGGAGTTGAATATAGCCGAAGTGGAGCACCACATGGACATTGTTCCTATTTGGCGGTCACAACCTGAATTAGGAAGAAGAGCATGAGTCTTGTGAGGGATTGAGGATGTAACCCAACCCTCTAGGGTCGTAGGAAGTGCTACGGACCATGAAGCAGGGGGCACTAATGTGCAGAACATAACGACAGTGAGAGCGTCTTGATTATTTATTTGTCTCATGTGGAGATTTAACCGCGAAGAAGTTACGCGATAATAAAGATATAATGCTCCGAGTTCCGGAACATATGCACAATCAGAATTGTCAAACGTCCTAAAGCAATCGATTACGGAGTTCCCGTAGTATGAATGTGGGGTGCCCGGGACAACGGCCACTTGTGTAAGGATAGCTTTCATTTTGCATGAATAAACGTCAGCAACAGCAGAGCGAGCACGAACTTTTACTTTAGAGAGTCCTGCGGAACCAGCGCGTCCTATATTCCGATACATGGAAAGAGCAACTGGGTCAGTGGCTTGAGCAGCGAGAATACGAGCTCCAGTAAAATCCGCACGAGGGGGGCGGCGGCCGGGAACACGAAAGCCCTTCTTGTGGTGGACCTTCCAGTGTTTGGATAAACCGGAATTATTGTATCTTGACCGGGTACCAATGGCACCACGGGTCTTACGGACGTTCTTACGAACGGCACGGCGCTTAACGGTTCTTCGCTTAACGCGACGAAAGGGCATTTAGATATATCGAGATTATTTATTTTTTATAAAATCACTTAAATGACTACAGAAGTAGTTAAAATGGCCGACTCCGAATTCGTTCGTGGTGCCGATAGACCAGTAAAATTAAAGATCATGAATATCGTTAAACCAATTAACTATAAGAAGTGGCATTATGATCCAGAGACCCAAGCTAGAAGCTGGGTTTTTACCGCTTTCAATTATTCGGAGCAAACTATATTTAACCTAGCGGAATATAAATGTCTATATATTATGTACCAAACGGAGATTTGTCCAACCACCCTAAGGCCACATTTACAGGGGTGGATTCATTTCAAGAGCCCGAAGAAAGCGCGAACGCTTAAGAAGGACTTTTTGCCGGATCTCCAACCCCATTTTGAGCCAAGAAAAGGGACTCCAGAACAAAATACTACATATTGTACTAAGAAAGAGTCTGCTGATCCTAACTATTTCTTCTGCGAACGCGGTGACAAGCCTTCACAAGGTGAGAGGACCGACCTTAAGAGACTTAAGGAGGAAATAGCGGATGGCGCCAAGGTTGCGGATATCTTAATGGATAATCCTGTGATGTTCCACCAATATGGTCGAACGATTCAAGCAATTGAAGATACAGTCAATCGTAAAAAAGTACGAGACTGGATGACGACCTGTACATATATAGTTGGATCGACAGGGTCGGGCAAGAGCCGATTTGCATTCGAAAACTACAATCCTGAAACACATTACGTTTGGTGCAATCATGATAATGATTGGCAGGATGGCTATTGCGGACAAGAAACCGTTATTATAGACGATTTCCGTGGAGCGATCAAATATGATCTGTTACTTACGATGATCGACAGATATGCTAATTGTTGGATTAAAAGAAGAGGTAAGGCTCCTTACCCCTTTGTTAGCAAGCATGTGATTATAACTAGTCCGTTAGATCCTGAGATGATTTATTGTCGACAACTACAAAAGAAAGATTCTATTGACCAATTGTTGCGAAGGATTAACGTGTTTCACATGGTCGATGGTGCCTTGGCCCCGAGGGATCCGGCATCTGTAGTGAACTACAGAAGTCATCAAGGTAATACTAGGGTTGATGACTTTTCTGAGAATGAGGATTTAAGAACGACTTTAATGAAAATTTAGAATATATGTTAAACATATATTTGCTGAGAATTGGTCTGACCGCTATCGTGAGTTCGTGCCCTGCTGCCGCACTTAGGGATAGAACCGCGCCTATGCGGCGCTCCGCCATGGACCAGGCCGAAGACACCACCCCAAAGCCACCCCCACGGCCTTCGCCAGTGGACTTTAGACCATTTATTTAGCGAAACGTTGTTTCTTAACTGGGATGAAATCGTCATCCGAGTCTAGAGGTGCTATGGATTTCTTACGAATAGGTTTAGGTGGTTC